CTTCAGCAGCTAATGCTTTAACAAGCGAAACAAATGCAGCAACTTCAGCAGCTAATGCTTTAACAAGCGAAACAAATGCAGCAACTTCAGCAGCTAATGCTTTAACAAGCGAAACAAATGCTGAAGAGGCAGAAAATTTAGCTTATAAATGGTCTAGTAACCCGGAAAACCTAGAGGTTTTACCTGGTTTATATAGTGCTTATCATTGGGCTAAAAAAGCGCAAGAGATTGTTATCGGTGACTTAACCTTAGGTTCTTTACAAGATGTAAATTTAACTACTCCGGCAGCTAATGATATACTTATTTATGATGGTGCAACATGGGAAAACTCTGACATTCTAGGTAGCAAAGTTGATAAGGTAGTTGGTAAGCAACTATCGACCGAAGATTACACTACTGCTGAAAAGAACAAGTTAAGCGGAATTGAAGAAGGTGCTGAAGTTAATTTAGTTAATTCAGTAGCTGGTAGAGCAGGAGATATTACTCTTGTGGAAGCCGACATTACGGGCTTAGACAAATACACTCAAACTGAAGTAAATAGCCTCCTTGCTGCTAAAGTAGATAAAGTTTTAGGAAAGGGATTATCTACAAATGATTTAACCGTGGAACTAAAAGCAGATTATGATGACGCAGCAAGTAAAAAGCATATTCACATTAATAAAGACACACTAGATATTATAGAAGAAGCTTACACTACCGTTGAGAAGAATAAGTTAGCTGGGGTAGAAGAAGGTGCTGAAGTAAATGATACTAACACTACTTTGCAAGGGAATACTTTTAATAATGCTAATCAACTAGTCAAGTTAACATCAGAAGGTAAACTTCCTGCACTAGATGGTAGCTTGTTGACTGGGGTCTCATCTGTAGGCAGTTTAAATGATTTAAATGACGTAGATACAACTACAGTAGCTCCTGAGGTAGATAATACGTTAGTTTGGGACGGTGCTAATTGGGTTCCAGGAGAAACTATCGGTAGTTCAATAGCAGGTATCACCGAGGACATCACCTACACAGCCACAGCAGGACAAACAGAGTTCAATGCCACATATGACGTAGGATTTGCTTATGTATATCAGAATGGTCTAAGGCTAAGCTCTAGTGACTACACAGCTACGAATGGCACAAGCATTACCTTGGTAGTACCAGCAGAAGCAGGAGACATCATTGAGGTTGTAGCTTTTGGTACATTTGAGGTGGCTGATGTTTACACTAAGAATGAAGTGGATACTAAGCTAGAAGGAGTACAGCCTGTAGATAGACCAACCAAAGCAAGCCCCACAAGCATCATGGTTGATGGCACAGAGCTTACCATCGCTTCGCCTGTAGCGGGCACGGATTACTACTTCTCCAAGACCGCCATCACCACGGAACCTGATGCTGACACCATCGGTGGTTTTCACTACGGTTTAGTGCCTCATGGGGAAGCACCCACAGGCAACAAAACAGAAGCGGATATGGTGTTACTTCGTGGTATCAATGCCCACTCCATTTGGACTAAGTGGTTTCGACCAAACGGAGAGCCAAGAGGCATGATTTTTGTTGGGGGTAAGTGGTACGACATCTACCTGATGGATGAGGACTATGCGATTCGTGGGTATTCAAAAGCAGGAGTTCACATCGCTGGTGGTGTCACGAATAGTGGTCGTAGGATTCCTAAAATACCTGAAGCATACGGCGGCGATGGTACGGTTACGTATGGCAAGTTCACGTGGTTTCAAGCAGCAGAAGTTGGGGCGGCAGTTGGGAAAAAACTCATTTCTTACGAAGAGTTTGTAGGTGTAGCATACGGAGTGGATGAGGGTAAATCCTCTAGCACGAATGGCTATGAAACTACCGCAGGGATGATTGAGCACTACCCAAACCTCCTGAGCAAATTTGGCATGGAGCAAGCCGCTGGTGTGCAGTGGATATGGGGTGTTGATATAGGAACGGCAAGCGGTACAGCATGGGCAAGCATTACGGATAGTCGCGGACAAGTCTATGGAGACCCTAAAGCGGTGCGCCTTGGCGGCTACCGCACGCACGGCGCGGTTTCCGGCTCTCGGTGCTCGAGTTGGAGCAGCTCGGTGTCGGTCTCGGATTGGATCGTTGGCGCCCGTTTCGCCTGTGAACATATTGAACACGCATAACGGTTTACATGTAAAGAAGAGAAAAAATCAATACGAATAAGGATAGAAAATGGAAGAAAACACAGTACCACTTATCGACTGCATCGTAGAAATTACGGGGGAAGCGATAGCCATGCGGGGGGATGAGTACGTCTACCTGCGTAACAAAGAAGCCGTAGAAACAAGTGTGCTTACTGAGGCGGCCGCGCTCAAAGAAGAAAAAGAAAAACCAGTGGTACCTACATCCATCACGCCACGGCAAGCGCGTTTGTACCTCCTCCAAAACGACATGCTGGAGCAAGTAGAGGCATTGGTAGCGGAAAACAAGGCTTTTCAGATCGAGTGGGAGTATGCGACAACCATCGAGCGCAACAACCCCCTGACGCAAGGAATGATAGCAGGTCTTGGGCTTACGGAGGCGCAAGCTGATGCGATGTTTTTAGGGGCGAGTGCGCTATGACACAATGGTTTCTAAGAGTCTTTGCATGGATGAGCCAAACGATTAACTTGTGGGTGTTTTTTGGACACCATGACGAAACAGTAAGTGCTAGATGCTACCGCTTGCGTCATGAAAAGGGCTGGGGGAAAGCGTATAGGGTGCTGAACAAGGTTTACTTTTGGCAGGACGACCACTGCAAGAAAAGCTTTGATGAAGACATAGCTTTTGCAGAAGAAGTAATGAAGTGGAGGGACAGATGGCACTAATGGATTTTAAGCTCGCTGAAGTGGGTGGTATCTTTACGTCAATCCGTGAAGCTATTACTGGTAAGAAAATCGAAGACCCAACCGTTATCCTTAGCCAAGTAGCACAACTTGAGCAGGAGTTTCTAAAGACCCAAGGGCGCATCATCGAAGCAGAGGCCAAGAGCGAGCACTGGCTTACTTCTACGTGGAGACCTATAACGATGTTGACGTTTGTGTTTATCATTGCAAACAACTACATCCTTGTGCCATACGCAACAGCTTTGTTTGGGATAACCATTCCTGCACTCGAACTTACAGAGAGTATGTGGCAACTTATAAATTTAGGGCTTGGTGGTTATGTCGTTTCGCGAGGAGCTGAAAAAGTAGCTCAAAACTGGAAAGGTAATAAGTAATGGACGACGCACTCACACGCCTCGCAAATAAGGTTGATGACCACGATAGGAGCCTTACTTTGGTTAGCAAGGTGGTTGAGGACATCAACAAAAACCTAGAGCGTTTTGCCGACGAGAGTGAAAGCCTACGCAGAGAGATGACAGCGCATTGGTCAGCGCAAGACAAGATACTTAGCAAGATGGAGAATGTTCTTGAAAAGATAGCTAGCTATGAGCTACGTTTTCAGAAGGTAGAAGAGAGGCAGATTAATGGGTGTCCTAATTTTTTAACAAACCAGCACAACAGGAAAGAAATTGATGATTTAAACAGTAGGTGTGCTGTAACAATGGAAAAACTAAGCGTAGCCAATAACCGAATCAAAGACTTAGAGGATGACCGAAACAAAGGCATGTGGCTGATTGTTGGTGGTTTTGTGGGGATACTGGTAGCGTTGATTCAGGGGTTCAAATGATGGAAACAGTGTTTTACGTTGGGGTTGTCGTTGCGTTGGCGGTGTTTATTGCGGGGTATTATACTATGAGGGAGAGTAATGATGAATTTACTAGAAGAGATTAAGAAGGAAGAGGGCTTTATGGGCATTGCCTACAACGACCACTTGGGCTTTCCTACGATAGGGTACGGCACTAAGCTACCCCTTGAAGAAGAAGAAGCAGAAATGCTTTTAAAACATCGCCTAGTCAAAATGCAAAAAGAGCTACATTCTAGGCTTGAAGGGCTTGATGTGCCCCAAGAGGTATGGGAAATTCTGTACCACATGTCCTACCAACTGGGGGTTAGCGGGTTACTTAGATTCAAAAAGATGTTTAAGGCGCTACAAGGAAAAGACTTTAAGCAAGCCTCGCTTGAAATGTTAGATAGCTTGTGGGCAAGACAAACGCCCAACAGGGCGAAAAGAATGTCAGAAATGATGAGAGGGGTGCAGGCATGAAAAAGTTTCCAAAAGAGTTGCAGGAGAGGCGGACAAAGTGTAGCGTTTGGTCTAGAGTGATGGGATACCATCGTCCCGTTGATAGCTTTAACCTTGGCAAGACGGGTGAACATAAAGAGCGAGAGTTTTTTAAAGAAAAAGGATAACTTATGCTACTTTCTCAGTTTAGTGGAGGTTTAAATACTAACATATCACCTCACTTAATTAATATAAATGAGGGACAAGTATATAAGAATATAAATAATAATTCTTTGTCGCTTAAGCCTTTTAATGGCCATACACTAACAACGCAAAATTTTGGTAGTAGTCAAACATTTACGTATTTTAGAGGTCAGTGGATAAGTAGTTCATTAGGCACTAGCTTCGTAGAATATAACGATAGTTTATACTGGACTACTGGAAATGGAAATTTAAAAAAGACCTCTGATGGTCTACTCATTAAAGATGTAGGCTTAACCACTCCAGTTGATAAGCTTATAGTTGCTAGCGCAGAAGAGCCGAATTTTTCTATGTCTGATGAAACTACTGGTGATGATTCTGGTATATCTAGTGGTACTTATAGCTATATACA